CGGAGTAGTGATGGCAGATGCTTGAACGCCAGTATCGTCAGCCGATGTCGAAGGCCGAACGAAGCGGAAGGGCAGAATCGTGCCGCCCGCGATGAGTGCTGGAGTGTCAGAGAAAGATCCCATTGTGTCTTGTCCTTTCGATTAGGCCTTCTGGCCCGTGTACTTTGCGAACAGTTGCTTGAACTTGGCGAGATCGCCAGCGGCCTCATGCACCGCACGAGCGGTCGCCACCTTGGGGTCGAGGGTTTCGCCACCCTCATCGGTCACAGTGTGCTGCGCCACGGTCGGAACATTCAGCGGCAGGCGGGCCATCGTGGCCTTCCAGAACGCGATCTTCGCGCCGGGGTTAGCAGCGTCCGACAGTTCCTCCACCATGCTGTTGCGGAACTTGCCGCAGCGGTAGCCGTCGCGGATCATGGAATCGACTTCCTTGCCGAACCGCTCCAATTTCAACTGCTTCTCAAGTTCCTGCACGCGAGCGAAGAGAGCCTTCGTGGACTTGTCGCCCTTGGACATCTTGGACTTGCCGCCGTAGGCAGCCTCCATCTCTTCCTCGTCCTTCTCTTCCTCGTCGCCCTCAAAGTTCTCTTCGTCCTCGTCGCCATCGACGGGGCCAGCGAACTCCATGCCCTCGGCGGCCATCGCCTCGGCATCGGCCTCCTCGGCCATCTTGTCCTCGTCCTCGTCAACCGCGCACTCCATAGCGGCAGCAGCCTCCAGAGCCTTCTTGGCCTCCTCGTCGGCTTCCATCTTCTTCTTCATCTTGCTTGGCATGTTCTTCCTTTTGGTTCCTGCGGACGGGATGAAGGTGTTGAGTCCTCCACCCACGCCAATTTCATCAAACTTTTCCTTGGAGTCAATAGAAACGCGCACCACTCCAAGAGGACGCTCAAAGACCACCTTTGAGCCGTGCTTCGTAAACCGAGTGTCAGGCAGCGGCCTGCGCGGCGTATCGCGCCCGAGCAGAGCCACCTCCGACAGATGATTGTCCTTCCAAATCTCCGCGCTGCGGCGAGGAAATGCGTTGGTCGCCAGCAGCGAGTCGAACGCCTGCTTCGGCATCTCCACATCGCCGACCACATAGGCAACGCCGTTGCGCTCCTCGTAGCGGACGCTTGTGATGTCGCCGACCGCCTCGGGCCGCGTGGCCTTGCCGTCCTTCTCGTGTTCGATGACGAGTTTGGGACGCGAGCCGCGCTGGATGAACTTCCCGGTGCGTGAAACGATGTCGCGCACCTTGCGATTGTCGTACCCCTGCATGGCTTCGTCATCGTCCGAGTCGATGGACGGATCAAAGCCCATGAACAGTTCAAGGTTCTTGATGCGAACCTTGCCTTCTTCGGTCTTTTCGACTGTGTGGGATGCTGGCATGGTCAAAGGTGGGTATCAAATCCGGTGGTCGAAGTGAACACTCGCTGAAGCGAATCAGCATAGACATGGTTCACGCTCTTGATCGTGCTGCCGCTTTTGTTGGAGAAGATCATGGTGTAGGTATCGGAGCCACGGTCATAGTCCACGCGCAGATACTTGATTGCATCCTTTGCTCCGCGACCAATGCTCATGCGAAGTCCGGGCGGATTGTTATAGAACGCAAGGTTCTTCGCGCCAGTCATGGCGACGAATCGACCGCCTCCGAGTTGCGCCAGAATGGTTTGAGCGATCTGCTTCGCATCATCCGCAAACCGCTCCTTGCGGCCCTTGCCGAAGTAGAAGCCATCCTCGACCTTGAAGGTCGCCTTCGCGCCGGGGCGGGAGAAGCGACCATACTTCTTCACAAGTTTTGGCATCTCCACCTTCAAATCCGATCCGCTTGCAAGAATGGCGTTGATGTCGTTCTTGATTTTTCCCGAATCCATGATGCTCACGGGTACACCGTGGAAATACTCATAGAACACGGTTTCCCACTTCTCGCGCACCTTTGGCTTTCGCGTAGCCATCATGTCCTTCTTGCCGGAGCGTGAAAAGCCGCGCATTCCCTTCGCCTGCATCAGCACAGATGCGTAGCGTTGCGCTGGCCCGGTCAGATAGTCCAACAGATGCTCGGCTTCGCTGCTAGTAACTTCAGCAAGGGCTTGTGAAGTGCTGATGCCGTAATGCTTGGCAATGCTTTCAAGAATCAAAGACTTGCTCTTGCTGTCGATGCTCGACAGGAAACGAGCATTGTTTGCGCCATCAGCCATTTTTCACCTCCACATTCCAGTAGCGTCCGATGGACTGCACCGGAGCCGTCGCGCTGTAGCCGTTGCTCGCCACGCGGCGAGCGAAGTTCCCAGCCACATCGCCGTCCTCAAACGAAATGACTAGCGCATTCCCGCCAGTCTCGACCGCACGCCATCCGCCCTCGGGCATCTGCTTCTCGGAGAGCAACTTGCCGAGCATGGGCGAGGACGAAGCCGCCGCAAACCCCTTGCGGTCGAGGCTCGACGCATCGAACTTCTCGGGCTGGCCGGGGCGGGCAAAGCCTTCTCGGTTGAGTAGTTCAACGAAGGTATAGATGTTTCTTGCTCGTCTTGCCGGAACTTCCGGCATTTCTGCAATGCTCCATCTTCCATCCTTCTGCGTGGCCGTAACTCGCCGCCCATCCTTCAAGATAAGCGGGATGTTGGACAAGTACGGGTTTGCCAACGCAACCGATGTCACGCTGCCATCGATTTTTGCAAACCGCTCGGGCTTCTCATTCTTCATCGGCACGCAGTTCGGGACGGTTCGACCGTCCTTGCGCTTCGTGCCGACAGGCTCGTAGCCATCCCAGCACGCTTCCTCAAGATCGAACTCGTCGGGCTGGCCGGGGCGGGATGCACGGGCCTTGGAGCGAGGCTTCCACATATCCGATGACCGCATCCAATCTGTCTTTGGCTTCAATGCCTTCTTCGCGTTCTCGATGTTCTTGTAGTCACTTGTGTGGTCAAGATGTTCAATCGAACCTTCACTATTGACTGCCGAAATCCGTCCAGCCCACACTCCATCATTCTCGTAGATTTCAGAAGTAACCTTCCAATCTCCCGCCTGCCACGAATCAACAATCTGCATTTTTGCAAACCGCTCGGGCTGGCCGTGCTTGCCGAAGTAGAACCGATCTTCTGTCTTGTTGGTCATCGTTTGAATCCGGGGTCGGGGTAGTCGCCTCTGTCGATGATGCGTTGCCGGGTTGCGTTATACCGTGCCAACGCAGCACGATCTAGAGTTTCGTCCTTGCGGATGAAGCCCATGTCCTTGGCCTCGTCGAAGGTCACAGGCTCTAGCGAGCCTCGGCAGTTGAAGCCGTTCGGTGGCACAAGCCCCTGCGAGCGCATATCACCCGCCGTGGCGATGTAGCCGTCCATCTGCCAATGCGATCCGGGGTTCTTGCTCTTGCCCTTGGGGCGGTACACGCCGCCGGGTGCGCCGCGCGTCCGGCTGTCGTGAATCTCAACTAGCCGCACCAGCGGAGCCCATCGCGCAACCGCAGGGCTATCCATCGTTTCGGCTGTCGCTTCGTTGTAGGCCGTTGCCGTGTTCGTGCGGTAGACCGTCTCTAGACGAGCCGAGGTCATGCCGATGATGCCCTCGACTTGCGCCCTGCGGATGAACGCGGACAGGCTCCCAGTCTTGAGTCCCTTCGGAATGGACTGGTTCACCATGCTCTGCGCGATTAGGTCGCGTATGCGGCGAGCCTGCGCGTCGGTCGCGCCCTTGACGCGAAACGATCCGGATAGCGTGTCCTGCAACGCTTGCAGCCGCTTGGACAGGTCGCGGATGGCTTCCCGGCTCTCGGCCTTGGCGATGCGCTCGGCCAGCCGCCGCATCTTGGCCCGGATGCGGCGCACCTCCAACCATGAACGCGGGATACGGTTCCTGAACGCCTGCACAGCCTTCCAGTACGCGCCGGGGCCGAAGCCCGCCGACGCAGCCGCAAAGGTGTCTGGACGCTCCTCCGGCCATTCTCCGGCCTCCCAATCGGCTCCTTGCTCCTTGGTGGCCGCGTGAGCCTGCGCTGCGCCCGCTAGGGCCGTCAGGGTCATCACCTGCCCTAGCACCTCGCCGTACCGCTCCCACGCCTCGGCGGCATCCTCTGGCTCGTCGCGTACCTGCGCGGCTAGGGCCGCGAGATACCAACGCCGGACATCGGCAAGTCCGCGCCTGTAGATGCGCTCAAACTCCGTCACTTGCTACGGCGGGCCTTGGGCTTGCTGGCCTTGGTCTTGTTGCCGCGCTTCGCGTGCAGTTCGCCTCGCCGTTCCATGCTCTTGGCGATAGCCA